GCTGACCTCTGTGGTATCGACGCCTGTCGTGACATTGTTGAAATGTCACGTCGAGTTGAAAAAGAAGGCGATTCGTTTTTACGAATTACCCTTCCTTCTTACTGCAAAGGCTTTGAACAAGCCCTAGAAGTAAGAAAGATGTCCTCCGACCTCTGTCCTGGCTTCCGCCATGATAGAGGGGGGCTCCCCAGATTTCTCGGGGGTTTCCTTCGGAACATTTTCAACTCTGATGGCACCATGCTAGATGTGCCTCACGTAGAGTCAATCTACGCCATTAGACAGCTTACCGCTGTGTTTGGCAAGATTGATGGGATTTGCACCCCGCAGCGAAACCTTGCTGCTGTACGTGAGTACATTGAGGCTGATGACGAATGTGCTCGTTGGGACTTAACGAGTCCCCCAACCCTATTAAAGGAGTTAGCTGATGTCTCAGGACGAGTACTCGGTCCGCTCTTGGCTAGTGTCGATTTTGCCATCAGGCAAGATCGAATCACCCCAAGACATGGCCCTGGCTCTACTGCAGATCGACTCTCTGGAAACAGAAAGTACGATCTTGAGTATTGGCCAGAGCATCTCGACGCACGTTTTCCGTGGGTCGAATGGGCCATTCCGAGTTACCGCTTCGGTGATGAAAGAAATGAACTTCATCACCTCCGCGGAGCTCAAACTTCTCGACGACTTGCTCGACGAACCTCGGTTTCTTACGAGGGACGAGGAGACAGGTTGCGCTCTGATCGAGAGCAAAATCGAGAAGCGATTGGCGCGGATTCGTCAAACCCAGCAGTCGGTCAACACTCGTGGAGAGGTAAAGCCTCTATGGCTTCGCCCCGTACCGGAGTGGTTGGACGAGTAAAAGCAGCAAGGTTGATCCCTGCAGAGCTTTTACTGGTCCCGAAGACCGCGTCAAAACCCCGTATTATCGTCCGAGAGCCCACCTCGCTGCAGTATATGCAGCAGGGGATTCTCGAGGCGATGGTGGTTTCCATCGAGTCTGTTTCATCTATGGTCGGTTTCACTGACCAAGAAACGAACAGGTTGATGGCCCAGTCAGCATCCCGTGATCTTCTGTCAGCGACAGTTGATCTATCGGAAGCATCTGATCGGGTGACGTACTTGCAAGCTGCATCGGTGTTCTCTAAGTTTCCCAATATCTGGGAAGCTTTGGATGCAACTCGCAGTAACGTGGTGCGCATTCCAGAAATTTCTCTTACAAGAGAGATCAAGAAATTCGCATCAATGGGTTCAGCCGTCTGTTTTCCGGTTGAAGCGGTAACTTTCCTGTGTGCCATTTTTATGGCCATAGATCGTTACCATCGGAAAACAGATGCGTGGTACAACGGTCTCACTCGCGCCTTCATTCGCAAGTTTGAGGGCAGGGTGAGGGTCTACGGAGATGACATTGTTGTCCCCGTAGAGTACCTTCCTGATGTTCGTTCTGTGTTCCAGTCGCTAGGCTGGAAGATTAACCAGAACAAGACTTTCGCGGAGTCAAACTTTCGCGAGAGTTGCGGTGGTGATTACTGGGATGGCAGCGATGTCACTCCAGTTCGGGTTCGTTACCCTTTTCCCACCTCCATCAGGTCTGCATCTGAGACCGTTTCACTTGTTTCTCTTCGTAACCAATTCTATATGAATGGGTTATGGAGAACGGCGGCCTATTTAGACCGTCGTATCAGCAGACTCTTTCGTGGAGTCTTCCCCATTGTTGAGGAATCAAGTGGAGCCCTAGGCAGGATTAGTGTCAGCTTCTCGGCGCAATTAAGCGTCAAGGGCACTGACTCCATGCATAGGTCACTGACGAGAGCCTACGTTCTCAAGGCACCCATTCCTTCGAATGAGTGCTCCGAGGTCGGAGCTCTTCTGAAGTGTCTTATCAGTCCAGGAATGGCTGATGAGGATCACATCCAGATGTCAGGAAGGCCCGCTTCCCTTAGCATAAAGAAGCGGTG